CACCATCTTCAGGCACAATCGTAAGTCTCATCATTCATTCCTTATTAAAATTTGTTGTGTTTGAGGAACACCAGCCGCAGCCAAAAGAACTCTCTGACCAACCTCATTAGCTTTTACCATTTCATTTCTAAACGATTCTACTGCTGCACCAGTTTGTCTTTGTTGCTGACTGTTTTCTATTAATAACATTGGCATCCATGCCATAGAACAAGCCCACTCATCGACTTCTTTACCTGTATTTGGGTTTGTTCCTCTTACTTGTATGAACCAGGCACATTCTAATTGTTTACATGGATTAAAATTATCTAATGGACATCCATTTTTAGGTTTAATATTCATTCTTTCACACTCTCCAATTTAAACATGCATGTTAATCTTACTCCTGTAAATAAACGAGATAGAGGAGTAACCATATGTGGTATATTTTTATCAAATATTAAAATTCTGTTTCTTCGTGGAACAGTAGATGAAATAACTTCAAGTTTATTAGGAGCGTTTCCTTCATACATGTTTGTTGTTCCACCCCATTGTGCATACCAATCGTTACAAAGATATACTATAACAGTAAATCCTTTACTATACTGCTTATCATCCGTATGAATAGTATCTTCAACACCATATGTATGAGCATTTATATATGCTCTACGTAGAACAGTGTTTTCTGGTACGTTTTTTTTCACATCAGTCCAAAGATTTAAAAAATCTTGATCAATAAAATCTACATCGTTCATCTCATCAAAAAGCATCCAATTATATTTGAATTGATTTTGACTTGCTCCTGCACCATGCAGTAAAGAATAATTTTTAGAAGTCTCTGCTTTTTCAATAGCCTTTTCTAAAAATTTTTCAGAAATAACATTATCTATCACTTTAATCACTAGTCTTTGCTCGCTATAATCAAATCAACGTAAGAGACAGCAAGGTTGATCGCCGTACCAGAAAACGTGTGATTGTGTGACTGACCACCACCAGTTGCTGATGTTAACCTACCATTGCTTGCGGCTCCGCCTGCGGCACCATTGCTGCCATCGCCACCTCCAGTATAGTAATCGTGCGTATGACTTGGTATTTGAGTTGTAGTAAGAGTTGTGCTTCCTACTGTACCAGCAACAGACTGTGATGCAAATGCTGTCGTAAACCCAACAGAACCACCAGAGCTTGCCGCACCAGAGACAACACGTAGAGCCTTGTTGTCGTGCGTAGTTTGCTTTGTCCATCCAGTAGGCGCAGCGGTTTGCTGAAATAGCATCAAAGTGCCTGATGGAAATGATGCAGGTATAGCACTTGGATCAATCTGACCAGACATAATCAATCCTGTAATTTTTGTATTTGCTACAGAATTAATTTTATCATTCGTAACAGCATTCGTCAATATGTTATTCGAACTAACTGAACTTTGTCCTAATTTGTCGCCAGTAACAGTGTTAGCTGCTAACTTTGCGCCAGTTAAACTAGCATCAACGACATTATTAGCATTGATTGACGTAAGACCTATCTTTGGTCCTGTGATTGCGCCATCCAAAATATTATTTGCTTGAACTGCACTCGATGCAAGTGCAGATGAAGTGACTGAATCTGGTGCCATTTTTTGTGCTGTTACAGAACCATCTGATGGTACTTGTGCAACAGAGCCTGAACCTAGATGCAGAACGACAATATTGTTTGTACCAGATGCTGGTGCCACAGCAAACGTAATTTGTGTCCCAGAAACAGTGTAATCTATTCCTGGTGTTTTATATACACCGCTGATATAGACAGCAATCGATGCGCTACCTGCAGGTGCGCGTGTCAGAGGACCAAAACTAGTTGCTGCGCCATTTCCGCTGAAAGTGTCTGTAATAAATGGTACTGTAGTAACTTGATTTCCGATATATGCCATATTTTTGTACTCGGTTAAGTGTTATATACTAACCTATTTATACAAAAGCAGGACCACCTACCCACATAACCAGCGAACGACGAATACCTTTAGTCACAGGTGTTACACGATGCATCATATATGACGGAAAGAACCATGCTTTTCCACGTCTTTGTTCAACAGAATGGGGAACGCCTGCTTGCATGACTTGAAGTTCACCACCTTCGAACTCTGAGGTATCAGAAAGTAATAACGCCATCGAAAGCTTACGTGGTACAGTATTTGTTTCTAGACCTGAATCTGTGTGCCAATCATAGTGACCTTGATCTTGTTCTGTGTATACACCTAGCTGCATTGCTTCATAGCAACCACGAAGATCAAAACGAAAGAATTGACGATTTGCTGTCCAAATTACGTTTGTAATCTTTTCCCAGATATGTAGATTATTTTGATCAGGAAACATCCACGAAACGTTTGTACGTCTTTTTTCTTTGTCTACTTTACCTTCGAATCCACCACCTATTTGTGCTTCATTCTGTTGATGCCACTCAGGTCGTGAAAGAATGTAGTTGATATCGCTGTCATCAAGAAAATCTTGATAGTAACAAAAATCATCTTTACCTGGTGAACTGAATGGTGGTATTTCCCATAACATACGTTGCGTCATTTTATTTTCACTTTCTATACATGTCAGTCATACGATTTCTCACAAAAGGATGTTGACCATTCCAACGTTTATCACCAGCGAACTCTGCATAAGGTCCGTTTGCGCGAACAAAGTGACAGAACACTTGACCAGAATAATAATTATCTGGACCATCGCACGGTTTTCTCCAATGCAATAAGTCGCAGCCTTTATATACTACACCATCACCTTCAGCCAAATCAAAACGATGACCTGCCATGTAAATTGGCCAAGTATAATGATGAGAACGACCTAATTGTATTGTAACAGATATTTCACATGAAGGTCTATCAGAATGTATCTTGAGTTCATCATCATTACCATATAATCTTGCATAAGAATAGGTAGGAATAAGTTCTTCTTCAAGGGCTTCTTCTAGTTTTGGCCATACTTGTTCCATAATCGTTTCCGTAGCCATCTCACCATGACCTGCTGCTTTTGAATTTGGTATCTGTGGATCGCCACCTACTCCAAACGCACCTTTGACTGAAAGAATATGTGTAACAAATTTAGACACATCAGGGCTTATCAGTCCTTTAAAATGTAAGATACCTTTACTGTTGAAGAATTCACGGGCACTCATTTTTTACTTTCCTTTCTTCAATTTATAATTTAGTTGTTTTCAAATGTTCAGTTATGATTGCAGACCATTTTTCTGCATTCTTTTCTGTGACTACAATATTAAATTTTTCTGGCATTTCAAAAAGTTTGTTTGTATCTTCGTATTGACTTTCTTCAATCGTATTCATCCAGACAATATAATCTGCATCAAAGATATCGCGCATCTCTTGAATTGGTGCAACGAAATCACAAATCACAATATCATCTTTGTATGCTTCAGCAAGGTCTTTCATTCGATATGCTTGGCGAAAACGACCTTCAAGACTAAAATCCCAATCGTCAAATTGTTTGCGTACTTCATCAGCATTGAACCAGTAAACGCTTAATTGTGTGTTATCAAACAAATCTACAGATAATTTTTCTGCCAGCGTTGTTTTACCTGAGCCAGGCAAACCCATAATCAGTATTTTCATATGACTTTCAAATCAGTGATAATGTATGCATCAGGTATTTCCATATAACGTTCAGCATGACCTGTGTTTGTATCAAGCAAAGTTATATAGCAGTTGTCTTTATAAAGAATTCTTTCTGCTTTGTGATTGTTCGAACAACCTATTAATAGCTTATCATCATAAACATCAAGACCGCGCAAGAATGTCATTTCTGGATCGACCAGCTTGAATGTAAACGCAACTTTGGTTTTCAAATTGATTTCAATGATTTTGCCTGTACCTGATGATAGTGAATAAAGATGATCGTCAAGTATAACAATGTTATGAGCCTTGAATCCTGAATCTGCAAGCAAATCAACCTCAAGCGTATCTTTGTCGAAATAACCAAATCGTGATTGTTTTTTACCGTGATTATGTAAACAAAAATATATTTTATTGTCATACTCACACAACGAATTTACATGACACAAATCATGTGAATAAACATGCCATGGTGTTGGTACAGAATCTAAAACCGAGAAATCAGTCACACGTAAAAATTTATTTACACCAGTTTCGAAATTGTAGATACCGATCGTATCATTTGATGTATTTGTAGTATACAATACATTATTGCTTTTTAGAATTTGATGTGTGTTCAAAAACAATGGAGCATCAACCATTCCTAGATGTGAATAATTGTATGGGTGAAAGTACGCCATGCGATTATTCGAAACAATGTGTAAAAATCCATCACCGTATGAAATACCAAAAGGTCTGAATGTTGATCGTCCCATTCCTTCTTGATCACGACAATCCAACTCATTCATTTTTGGATGTTTATAAAGAAGAAATTTATTTTCTAGATCGTATGATAGAAACGTATGAATATCATCACGATATCCGTGATCATCGGGTGTAATGATTAATTGTTTCATGTCGTAGTCCTACGAACTCTTCCTACTGGCGAATTGTTTACGAACAATTTGTTTACGAAGAAAACGAGTGTAAGTCTCGAATCTTGACCTTCACCAAAAAAATCTTGTGCTGCATGATGTAAGTGAGAATCAAAAGAAATCAAACGATTATAAACATTTGAAACACGTATTGTTTCTTCATATTGTGCATTATGTTCTTCTTTAAATTTCTTTACATCTTCAATGCTAATTTTGTTCAAATAACTTTCTTCTTTACAATTACTATATCGATGAACGTGTTGAAGCAGATTTGCTTTCTGACGATAAATTGAAGTGCCGCCATTCAAATTTGAATTCGGTGTAAGATAAATGATACCTGTAATTTGTGAAACTTCTTCATCTGAGTGAATCCAACCAGAATCGTAACCTTCATGCACGATTTGAAAATTCATCGAAACAACCCATTGAATTTCTTTATTTTCTTGAACATCATAGAACTGTGAAAAGAATTTTCTACAAGTGTTTTGAAAAAATGGTTCATCGAGTTCATATATTTGTTTTGATCTCAACCCAGGCCAGCGACCATCAGGATCAGGAAAATATTCTTGTTGTAAAGCCCATGTGCGTACTTTATCTGGCTCATCGAAAAAGTTGTCAAGAACAGTGACAGGAATAGTTTGCATGTATTGCATGATTATTTTTGTACGATGTTAACGTCAAATGCGATTGAGATTCTATCTTGATCAGTCAGGTTAGGTAAAACGTAATGCTTAATCCACGATGGTATAATGATCAGTTTGCACGGTTCTGGTTTATAGTAAACGTTTGCCATTGAACGCTCGATTGATTGTTCTTTAAACGGCTGTTCAGTGTAATGATACGGAAATTGTTGTGATGGATGTTCTAATACAAGATCACCACAATTCTCATGACCAGTTACATAGTATACACCAGAAAAGGTCCAACCTCTATGGGTATGCGGATTATTTACATGACCTTTACCATTAATGTTCACCCAACAATTATCAATGTTCAGTTTGATGTCATCACGAAAATTAAAAGCTTCGTGAAGTGCTTCAAGTCGCAAATTTACGTTATAAAACAACTCATTTAAAGCTGGAATATAACCAGTCAATTGTTTACTGTGCCAACCACCATAGTTTGAGTAATGTGTAGTTTTACCTTGTTGCTGACGAAGGTCGTAACAAAATTTTTTAATTGATTCGTTATCGATGTCAAGCATATCAACTGCAACGGTTGATACGAATACATTTTCAACTAGCATTAATTATTATCGTAGATGTTTCAGTATCAATTGTTTTATAGCCATAACAAACAATATTCCAATGTGTATCGCCTTCTTGTTCACCAAACGAAGGCACGTTTATTTTGATATTTTTAGCTAGGTATTCTTGATCATTTTCAAATACACGCCAAACATGATCTACAGAACCACGACCTGGATTACCTCGTGTTTGGTTAAAACGTATACGATAACGATTCATTATATAATGATAGGTTCGGGTTGTGGAACGTAGTTAGGTATTCTTCCTACACCCAGATTGAAGTGAATGAATTTGAATGATTCATCTGAAGGATTTTTTGAGAATGAATGTGGTAACCATGAATTTGTAAAGACAAACAATCCAGGCTTAGGTTCATAATTAATCATCGTGCTTGCATACGTCAGTTGATTTGTATTCGCTTCATACATATTTATTTGACGTTTTGCAGGACGCGGGTCATGAAACAATAATCTTGAGCAGTCTTGAGGTACATCAAGAAAATACACACCCGTCAGTTGATTACCGAAACCATGTACGTGTTCTTCATGACCAGAACCTTTTGCGTGATCTTGACACCAGAGTTCTTTCAGAACTACAACCCAGCCATCCATATTGAAACCTTGTGAGTGTAGTATATTAAATCCACAGTCACAAAGATATTGAGTGAATTCATTTAATCGTTCATCAGATAAATTCTCTGTCTGATCAACAGGATAAAGTGAATTTGTTGGAAGATTTTTTTCTTTTTGTTTTGCTAAAAATTCCTGAGAGACTTGACGAGTAACATCAAGAAACTCAGGAACATCTAGAAAGTATGCGTTTGAGACAAAAAGGTTCTCAACGTGAAATTGTCGCGTTTCCATAATATAAAAGTTAGTTTAAAGATTAATATTCGATGATAATACCACCAGGTCCACCAGCAGTGCCTACGCCGGTTGGACCACCTTGACCAGTTGCTCCACCACCAAAAGGATTACCCGCAACCTGAGGATATGAAGCACCAGGTCCTGGTGCTCCACACATAAAACAGGAATTTGTTCTACCTGCTATAAAACTACATCCACCACCCATTGGATAATTAGCGCTTATAGGAGGAGAACATGGACCGCCAGGAAAATTCACATAAAAAGCACCAGAACTACCACCATTCACATTTAGGTCACCTGAACTTCCAGCTCCACCTCCTCCTGAACCCGTTCCACCTGTAGCACTTATAGTTGCTGGAGAACCAAAACTTGTTGTTCCGCCTGTTCCACCAGGACTTGGGCTACCGCTGGCGCCAGCCGTACCACCGGCACCAACGGTATAAGAATAAGATGTTCCGCCAGTTACGGATATAACTTTAACTGCTGCACCACCACCTCCACCGCCTGAATGAGGTCCAGAAGTGGAAGGCGAACCCCCACCGCCACCCACAACAGTCACTTTAATCTTTGTTGTTGATGGTGGTGCTGGCCATGATGCTGGTCCTGGTGTTGTTGAAGCAAAGATATTCGTGAATCCACCTGATGGTATCGTGCCGGGTGCAATCTTTGGTGCAGTAATCGCAGAATCAGCAATGTTATTTGCGCTGATTGCGCTTTGTCCTAATTTATCACCAGTGACTGTATTTGCTGCTAACTTTGCACCAGTGATGACTTGTGAGCCAATGTTATTACCAGAAATTGCAGCTTGACCTAACTTATCGCCTGTTACTGTGTTTGCTGCTAACTTTGCACCAGTCAAGCTTGCATCAACAACATTGTTTGCATTGATTGCAGTCGCACCAATCTTAGGTCCTGTAACTGCACCGTCAGTCAGATTGTTTGCACCTACAGCAGATGCAGACATATTATTACCACTGATCGCACCAGCAGCAATTTTATTACCTGTAACTGAACCATCAGCAAGTGTCGCAGCAGTCAGTGCATTTGAAGTGATTGAATTTGCACCAATTTTTGATAAGGGCATGAGAAGTTTCTCCTGTTATTTTTCTAGTATTTAGCTTAGCCTTTGAGCAATTGCTGTTCGGAACTCTCACGCATATCTTCTTCAAAGTCTTGCACATTCAATCTTGCCAGTTCGGAACGAAGGCTTTCTAGTTGTACTTTGTCCATTTGCGTTTCAGCGATTTTCATCTCTAGATCCAAAATGCGTTTCCTCAGTTGATCTCTATATGACATAATCTTTCTCCTGTTTCAAAAGCCGATAGAGTGTCTTATCATGGTGCTTTTGATTTTTTGTTTGCTGATTTTCGTATTGCTCACGGTTCTTGTGAAACTTTGTTTTTTTTGATTTTTGAAACTTTTTACCGCCAGACAACATATTTATTACTCCTAGAAGATAATATCTGCAATCCCATATTCGACCATTTCTTCAGCCGATAGCCAAGTATCTGTGGGGCGCAGAAACTTTGACTTTACATCCTTGACTGATAGATTTGAACAGTCGGAAAGTATCTTTGCCATTTTTTCGTGGTATCGTTCACACTCTTTGGCATATGATCTCATGTCATGATACTTACCACCTAATTCATCATTGAACTGATGGATCATGATCGTTGTGTTCTTACCGATTGCACGATAACCTTTTTCTCCAGCAGCAAAGATTACAAATGCTGCACTCATAAGATTACCATATGCAAGTGTGCGAATGGGCAATACACTACGCATCAAGTCTACTAAACCGATGGCATCTCCTAGATTGCCACCTTCTGAATTGATATGAAGTGTCAATGGTTTTTCAATGTGATTGAACTTGGCATACATGAGCCAACGTGATGCAGCTTCAATCGTTGTCGGCTCAATTGTACCTGACAAAAAGTGTGCATAGTGTTCAAACTGAAGTGGATTCTCTGTTTCGCTCATGCCAATGATATGCTGTTTTCAATATAGATTTGAGATTGTGTTTGGGTTTGAAGCCGAGATATTCTTTAGCTGAATCTGAGTTTGCGACAAGTCTTCGTGGATCGCCTTCTCTTCGTGGACCAATAGTATATTGAATTGTAATGTCAAGTTCTTTTTGTGCAGTGTCAATTACTTCTTTGATCGTATAACCTCTACCCATACCTAGATTGAATAGACGGGGTTGATTTTCGTATTTTGTCTGTAAGTAGTTATCAGCAAGAATATGTGCATCAGCCACATCGGATACATGCACGTAATCACGAATACAGGTACCATCAATTGTTTGATAATCATCTCCATTGATAATAAACTCTTCGTTATTTAGACTTTTGAACATTAGTGGAATCAAATGTGTTTCTGGGTCATGATCTTCACCCATTTCTCCGTCTGGATCAGCACCAGCAAGATTGAAGAACCGAAAAATGATATGATTGACTTTTGCATCACGAATTGCACATTCAGCAGCATACTTGCTGTTAGCATATGGATTGTTGTTATCTATTTCAGCTTTTTCGGATAGACTTGTAAACTGCGACCGATAAACACCAGCCGTAGAAGAATAAACAATATTCTTTACATCATATTTTCTCATAAGATTGAGTAGATTGCAAGTGCCACCTACATTGACATCCCAAAACTCTTCTGGATGTAGAATGGATTCACCAACTTCAATACGACCTGCTAAATGAAAAACGATATCGGGCTGAAATGCAAAAACTCTTACCAAGTCTTGATATGATCTTATATCACCAGCTTGATATAAATCCCAATGGGTACTATTTTGTGGTGCTTGTATGTCAAAACAAATTGTGTAGTAACCTGCTTTCTTGAGTGCTTTACCAAGATGTGATCCTAGATAACCAGAACCACCCGTCACTAACGCTTTTCTCATCTATCTCTTTCCGATAAAATAGGATGTTTGATTGGCCAGTAAATGTTGAATTGTTCGTCATTCCAGTGAAGTGTGAATTGTGACTCACGTTCATAGTATTGATCAAGCTTGTAACTGAACACACATTCATCAGACATAACTAAATGTGCATTACCAAACCCAGGTGGTACTAATACTTGATGCTTGTTTCGGTCAGATAATGTAAATGCTTGCCATTGATTGAATGTTTTTGACTTACCTCTTCGATCAAGCACAACAAAGTAAATCGTGCCATACAAACACGAAATCAGTTTTGTTGTTCTGTGATCGCCATGAATACCACGAAGCACATGTTTACGTGAAGTGGAAATACTGTCTACGACAAATTGATTCGGTATTTGATAATAGTTTGAAGCATTGTACGACTCAAAGTTCGTACCACGAAAATCTTCATGTACGTTAGGCTTGATGAGTTTTACGCCTTCAAGATCAGTTTCTTCAATATACATTATCCACTCACAATTGTTATACCAGGACCTACAGTATATTCTTCTTTGAATTGTTGTTTCCACGGAAAGCCATTTGGATACAACTTAGCATTCTCTGCATTACCTTTTTCAAAGAAATCAGCAGTAACAGAGTTTGGATTGCCATCTAGACGATAGCATAACGAATACTCTTTTGAGCAAGAATAATTCGGAAAATATTCTTTCAGCCCACTGAAAAACCGACGATCAGCACCCCATTGAGAATACCATGCGTGACCTAGTTTTCGTGCAAGGTCTGCTTTGACCATGAATGCTGAAGTGTCAATATGAAATGCATCTTTATTGAAATAGATTGGCCATTGACCGAGTGATTCACAATTATCTTCTGCGACAAAGTTACCTTCTTTGTCAACGATCTTTCTCAATGAATATGCCCAGTCAGCACCTTTTTGGATTCTCTCAACAAGTTTCTCAATGTGATTAGACTCAAACCAATTGTCTTCATCAAGATAGCATACAGCATCAGCATTGACAAGATAACCACATGCAGCATATACACGATGACCATACCAATCTTTGCCAACATTTTCTTCAAGACGTACTGTCTTAACCTTTGTCGCACCTTCGAGTTGATACCAAATTTTACTTTCATTTTCTTTTCCGTCAAGAAAAAGATAATGTGTTAGATTTTCATAAGTTTGTTCATCAACAGATTGAATACACTGACTAAGTGTTGTTGCTCCGATTGTCGGTGTTACGACTGCTACTTTCATTCCAACTCCTTAATAACCAAGATGATGAGTTCTTTTTATTACTACCACCTACACCATACACAAAGTTGATGTTAGGTACACCTGCTTCTGCATTGTTTGTTTCGTTTCTATCGCCACCATTTGCAAACCATATTTGAAAATGCTGAAGTATAGGTAAAACAGTTTGATAATGTTGTCTTACACGTTCAAGCAAATCACATGCGCTGTCATCAGAATCATCAAATTCCCATACCTCATCAACCCAACGAATTGATTCAAGTATAGCACGGCGCTCATGAATATCCATGAATGCTTTACCCTTCTTGCGTGTGAGCCATGCATCTGAGTTCAGACCAACGATAAGTTTGTCACCCATGCCTGATGCTTCACGCAGCATTGCAATATGGCCAGAATGAATAGGATCAAAGCCACCTGATACCACAACAATTTTCATAGGACCTATCATATAATCAAATCAGGAAATGCTTCTTTTACCAAATTGTGTGTAAGTTGTTTTACTTTGAACTTTTTTTGTAGTACATCAAGAATGAGAGCCGCCTCATCACGGTGCAAGGACTCTATCATGACCAGTAATAGCTGTGTAGTTCTTTCTGTAGTAAAACCTGCTGGTCGCATAGGATGATTTTTGATAAAGCGATACATGCGTGGCATTTCGGTATCAAGATATGCAAAGTTTAAACCAGCAGGTTCTTTTGCTGGTCGATACCGATCAGGTAAAGCAATATCAAACTCAATTGCAGGATTGAATACTAGCTGAAGAAAGAATCGGAATCGTTCATCGCCTTCACGGCGCAGAATGTTGATTTTTTCTTGTTTGGTTGGTGCTTTTTCAAACTCTTCAAATATTTCAGAGTATAGTTTTTCAGAACTCATCAATGACCTCGAGCAGATTTTTTAGTTTGTTTGCAATCATGTAATTCAAGAAGTGCTGTTTGGTTTGACCAGTAGCACTCTCATATGTATCTATGATATTTTTCTGCAATTGCTCAGGTATCTTTGACAAATCAATCATCATTTCGTTGCGTTTGTAATTACGCAGCATTTCACCCTCACAAAACTCTTCGGGTGCCTGATTGAGCCAGTTGATAATCTTTGCTTCAGTAATTGGTCGCTGACGAATACCATTCACGATACTATCATCAGCAGATAGAATATTAGGCACACCATCACCTTTGTCACCACGAATAATCATCTGTTTCAGTTGCATCGCGGGCAAAGGTTCTTTGATGAACTTCTTCAGTATAGGTGAATATTGTTCAACATTGTCAAACTTTTGAAGTTGTGCAAAATCTTTATCAGAAGAAAGTATCATTATCTTCTGGTGTGCAGAATAGCGCATCGTTAATGTAGCAATGATATCATCTGCTTCAGCGGTATCAACATCAATGACTTTATATGGCGAATTTTCTTTCAATTCTTCTTTGATTTTGTGTAAACAATCAAAGATAGAGTTCCAGTCATGACCAGACGCATCACGTGTTTTCTTGCGACCTGCTTTATATTGTGGAAACAATTCACGACGCCAGTAATTACGATTGTCACATGCAATGACAACTTCTGGTCCATGTGTCGCTTTGAACTTTTTGACATAGGTACGAATGACATTCAATATCATATGTCGCACAAGATTTTCTTCGACTGGTTTTTTAGATGAGCCGATTTGTTCCATCAATGTGGAAATAGCTACTTGATTATAATCAAAGATTATCATTTTACATGTTTTCCTAGAATTGCACCTTTGAAGAGAAACAAAAATGCCAATCGTAAATGAAACTTGAACTTACGGTAATAATACCCGCGTATCGTCATTTAGGCACCCTAAGCAAAATTGTATCATTGTTTATACGGCCTGTCAATACACTTTCAGCGGCACGAATGTCGGTCAACACATTACGCAGTGCAACTTTACCAGCTTTCAATACTTCAGGTAATGTTACAGCGGGTTTGCGTAGTGTTTTACTTACCGATTTACTTTCGGCAAAGTTTTGTATCGTAGAGCCTTTGATATTCAAACCCGATGCATCAGCAGCATTGTATACGCCAAGTTTACGTGTTTTGGTATTATACACCCACAACTGACTTGCGCCAATGATTGTTTTCGGATCAACCGATGTAAGTTTCAATTCAGCAAAGTCTTTTGCATAGTTCAATTTTGAAATCAACTGATCAGCCGACTTTACTTTGCGTTTGCGTGGCTTGCGTGTTTTGATTGCTTCACCAGCAAGTTTCATACCATCAACGATTACTTGATCACAATATGCTACCAACTTTTTCAATTGTGTTTTTGTAAAGTTTGAATATGCTTCTTTGAGATCAGCATCAGTTGTTGTCAAAACAGTATCATACTCAACACGGCGTGTTTTGAAATGCTCAATAATAAACTTCGTGTGCGCGCCCTTAGCATCCATACTTGTCATTGTTGCATAAGGTGAAACATTCGCTTTGAATTCGGATATTATCATTTCATCAATTTGACCTTCTAGTTCACCAATACAATCACTTGCTTTTTTTCTAATGTGATCTTGAATTGACACAACAGCAGCCGTTGCCTGTTTGACAACAGGAGTTTGTTCTTGCAATTTCTGGACTGTCTCGTTGAACCACTTAGCGTTGGAATCGTTCAGGACACCGCCCAGGCTCACGATTCGACAAATGAACCCGAATGTACTGACCTGGGATTTTATCGCATCTGGAGCTTGGATTTTGAGTTTCTTTTTGAAGTATTCTACCGCGTACTTTGTTGCATCTTTGTTATCACGATTTTGAGCGTACCAACTCAACGCTTGAGTTAGTTGCGTTTGTGACAATTCACCCGAAAACTTGGGTTCTTTGTTATTTGATAAGATTGCCTTAATATCAATTGATTTACTCATAATGTCCTCAGATTGTATTTATTCATCAACTTCCAGTATAGCATAAATATACCGTGAATGTCAAGATTGTCTTTTTTGAATCGGATTATGTTTCCTCTACGAAAGGTTACGAAAAAGACAAATGGATCCGTTTACACTTTTTGCTCTGGCAAATGGTGCAGTCCAAGCGGTAAAAAAAGGCTGTGAATTATACAAAGAGATTGCAAGTGCAGCTGGTGATGTAAAAGGTGTTTTATCCGATTTAGAAGAACAATTCAATTCTCGTCATAAAGACAAGCCTCCTACTGTTGCTGAAAAAAATCAGTACATAACAGAAAAAAACCGCATTATTGAACTAAGCAAGAAGCAACCCAACGATGTCTATACACAGATAGGGGAAGAGTTGGGCGTTTACTTTGAGAACTATGCAAAATGTACCGCGATCTTTGAAGAAGAAGAAAAACACGACAATGAAGTATACACAGGTGAAGTCAGTTTAGGTAAAAGAGCATTGCAGCGTGTTCTTATGATTAGCCGTTTGACTGCAATGCAAGCGGAACTTCGTGAACTCATGGTTTATAATTGTCCATCGGAATTAGGTGATTTGTATACACGTGTTGAAAAAATGATGGAACAAATGAAGAAACAACAAGCAGTTGCGTGGACTAAAAAAAGAGAAGCGGATAGAATTGCTGCAATCAAAAAACAAAAAAGAATAAATCACATAAGATGTAATGCATGGAAATACGGATTGACTTTCGTGTTTTCATTTTACATGATATGGTTAGTGTGGGCAGTTGTACAAATTAGAATTGAAAATTATCCAGAATTAGGCAAGTGTCTCATACCAAAAGGCACATGGCCGTATCAGCATTACAATAATTTGAAATGGGTTGATT